ATACTGCACCTCAGGATGACAATACTGCACCTCAGGATGACAATACTGCACCTCAGGATGACAATACTGCACCTCAGGATGACAATACTGCACCTCAGGATGACAATACTGCACCTCAGGATGACAATACTGCACCTCGTGAAGAGGATGAAGAAAGGTAATATACATAACAGGTTATGTATATTTCTTAAAACATGTGGAGGCAAAAGTTTCTATCTCTTGGAGTGCCTTTGTTCACTGATCCAGAGACAGAAGAGGATTGGGAAGACTTGTACAAGGATGCTCTAGAGGTGCAAGAGATGTTAGTTTCAGAAACTTGCATTCCTCTGAAACTAAACCTGGACAAACTCAAACCCAGCCAGATTCGTTTTTTCTTTCCTCATCTGCTAGCAGAAGACATTCTTCCTTACCTAGAGAACCAGAAAATTAAGCCTCGTATTAAAGAGTATAGGGCAAAGATACTCCAGGCAAACGATACAGAGGTCTATTTTCTAAACAGGCATCTGCAAGAAATAAACTTCATATCCTTACACCTCTTCCAGAACCTGCTTGTTTTGGAAATTAGAAATGGTAGAAAAGACCTGATCAAGGAAAAGGCTATACCTCTTTCGAAAGAGACGTTTGAGAATCTGTATCATCTGTTCTATGTGTTACTCTAAAAATACACCTTTCTTGAAATTGGAGAAAGAGTGACTTCTCCAAGTCATAAATTTCCCTTAACGTGCAAATGTTGAGAGAGATGTCCTTGAGTTCTTCTTCTGTCAGAGAGAAGGAATAGATCTTGGAGCACAAGAGCAGACAGGCTATGATGAGTAGACGTTTCTTTTCCACAACTTCCTTGGAACAAAGAGAGAAAAGGCACACTGTAGAACAAACGAGCAGATGGGAAAGTTCCATTCCCTCCAGCCAGTGCATTATCTCTCTGGAAGGGGTAAATAGAGGCAACTCTAGAGAAGCGCAACAGGGGTGCATGCCAGAAAAGAGCTCATGCTGTAAAATAACAGAAACGTCATCAGGCCTCTTTTGCACGTCCGGTTCTAGGAGAAGGAGTAAAAGATTAATCTCTTGTTCGCTTAGACCTGAGTCTGAGTCTGAGTCTGTATCACCCAGACTTGTATCACCCAGACTTGTAAGAAAGGCTCGCCTGTCTTTTGCAAAGGCAGCCTGTAAACGACAAGTTTCTTTTGTGTAGACGGAAAAGAGGTGTCTTCCGGTCAGAAGAAAGAAAAAAGTTTCACCTAGGGACCACATGTCTACCTTGGCGGCAGAATAGGTCTTTTGGTCAAAGATGGAACCTGGCTTGCGTAGAGAAGGTTTGATAAAACCGTAAACCTCTGGCGGGCAAAGAGTAGGTCTAACATCATGTTCCGAGAGTTGGAAGGGTCTAGAGGCTCCAAAGTCACAGAGTTTAATTTTGTTATCGAGGAGGAGGCAGTTGTTTGGTTTGATATCATAGTGTGCTATACCTGCTTGGTGCAGATACTTTATAGCGGTGCAAAGTTGGAAGAAATAAGTATAGAGTTGAGCACGCTCTAGGTTAGGATTCTTTAGTAGATGACTATGTAGATCTCGATCTGCCAGTTCCATGAGCAGAGCATACTGGTCATTCTCCTTGTGGTATACAATCTCGTGATACTTGATAATATGGGGATGATCAAGTATCATACATAAGGCCATTTCTGACACGTTTGGAACTCCAATGTGCTGTCTTGTATGAGAAAAGTTTTTCAGGGCATAGTCCTTTCCCTCTTTTCTAACTTTCCAAACTCGACCATAAGTACCCTCTCCTAGAAACTTTAACATGTGCATGAGGATAAAATATTTTATACCTGATGAAATCCATATTTATGAACGCATCGTTATACTCTTGTCAAGAGATTAAATCTAGGATCGATGAGATAGAAAGAGGAGAACACAAGGTTATGCTGGTCGATGAAAAGTTGCTATTCGAGCTTATTTATTTCTCTGCCTTGGGCGAAATAAATAAACCGGTATACAAGGAGCGCAAGGATAAATACTTGGTCCTCATCGATGTGGAGAGTATAGAAAGGCTAAAGCCTTTTATTAGAATAGACTTTCCCTGCTCTGGTAATACATGAGGACGGGGAGTAGCTTTTCTCTTTGTAGAGAACGATTACCAAACAGCCAAGAACGTATATTAGTTTCCCTGACAACAACCCTAAACTTTCCCTGATTTCCAGAAAGTTTAATCTCAAGGCAGATTTCCTTGATTTCCCTACGTCGCAACTCTAGGTCCTCGACAAGAGGTGCAAATTCCAACTTTCTCTCAACCTCTTGCATCTCTGAGCGTAAAATATCACTCTTCTCGATTAGCGAATGTATGCAGTAGTCTGCTTCTTTGGGTAGGACCAGATGAAGGCTATTTATAAACTCTTCCTTCATGTTGTACAGAGGAAGGTAAAATCTTATCTTGTTAGGACTAGTTTTAACCTTCTCTGTCACACTCGAGGCAATAAAATAATGCTCTTTGTACTTGAGAGAGGCACAAGGAAGGATAGTTAGATTCTCTCTTGTTATCTTGTTCTTCCAGAGTTCTTCCTTGTCCAATTCTCGGAATAGTTGTGAAAGATACATGCAGGTTGTTCCGGTAGAGTACAAAAGTACCAATCTCACAATACTGGTTAGCAAAAACATTTTTATGATTCTGTTCATGAAAATGTCTCTCCCTTTGTTAGAGACCTCTCTGTCTGGGGTTATCTATTCTAATCTGGCTTTTCTCATGGATGAAAAGATTCTAACCTCTGATGATCGTTGTGAGGTTACGGCCATCGAGTATGCCAACCTGAGAATACCAGGTTTCGGTCCTCTGTTACACAGGTTATTTCTTTCTCTGCAAGACACGAACAAGAAGGAAGAATTCAAGGCTTACCACCAAGTTATGGCCCTCATCCAAGACCTGGAAACCAACCAGAAAGATGGGTTCTACTGGGTTATCTTTGCAGATTCAAACAAGAAGTTACGCGAGGAGAATAAGAATATCCTCACCGAAGTGCTAACTCATGTCTTCATTCTAGAAAAGCAAGGAGAAAAGATGTCTTTGGTTCACACTTATGTTAACATTGGTAATAGAAGGATAATAGGCATACCTCTGTTCTGCCAAGATAGAGCAGAGATAGTAAAGAGGATGACAGGCATCTCTCGTCTCTTGTCCTTTTCAGAAACGGTTGCAACCTGGAACTCTGAGAAGTGGTATACTTGGTTGAAACATCTAGAGCTGCCTCCGGTTCACCTTCCCCCTTATCTTAAGATACACTATCCTAGATGCATGTGGGGTTTTGTAGAGGTTAGTAATAAAGGTTCTTTGCATGAAATCACCAATCTGGCTCCGTCCGTGAATCTTTCTAGTCAGGATCATCTGACTAGGAAGAATAATATACTTCCTCTCTATCTTAGAATTCTCAAGGTTAGATATGAAGAGCAGTACGTTTCTCGTCTGATTTAAGCCTTGTTCTTGATGTAACAGGGCATACATCTGGTCTTCCATGAAGTTATAGTAATGCCACAGTCAGAGCAATTAGCCTTGTTCTTTTTACAAAAAGCACAAGGTTTATCATCGGTAATATAGCCTTCTTCGCAGTCTGGACACTTTTCACCCGCAGGTTTCTTTCCGTAACATCCTCTACATTGCTTAAAATAAGCAGGCACGTTGCCCAGAGGAGCAGAACACACGTTACACTTGCGATAACAAGAAGTGCATTCCTTGTGCCATTTGGGTTTATCTTCTATGTTAATACCACACAAAGAACAAACCCTAAAGTTGCCGCTCTTGATATCCTCGTCCGTAGAATCCCAGAAATTATCCATTTTTAACCCCTGACCTTCTCAAATAGGGTGTTGGGCATATATGAGTTGTTGTATTCTCTCTTCCTTCTTCTTTGACAAGTTTCTCTGTTGTGGTGGAGGAGGTAGCAACTTTTTAACCAGAGGCAAGAGTTCTTGCATTTGTTTCTCCAGAGAGATAACCTTTTCTTCCAAAGTTTGCACCTTCTCAAGCAAGTCGTTAGCCTTGTCTTCCATTTAGATAAAAGAGGATAGTTTTTAGGATGTAATTTTTTCACCCACACAAAAACATGGGAAACTACCTTACCAACACTGCAAGCCCAGGTTTGACTTTAGAGGGGCAACCAATTCTGGTTCGATGCAAATGTTCCAACCAAGCAACTTATCGCTTTGCTATCAAAGTTCCTCTAGAGGCTTCACAAAAGAACTTTGTTAAAACCTATTTTGCCTTGAAAAAGTTTTCTTCGGGAGTCTATGAGAACAGAGAAATCTTTCTAGGTTGTGAACGGTGCGTCAGTGAAGGGGAGAAGCAATACTTTACATATCACCCTGAAGGTTGGACAGTAGGTGTTTGTCCCGCAACCGAGTTTGAGGATCTCTGTTCCGAATCTAAAAACTCTCCCCGAGAGTATGAGCGAGGTTCCTCGCAGGAACCTGTTACTCGAGAGTATGAGAACGCTCTTATAGAGCGACAGTGTTCAGGAGCGTGAGAGTGCTCCTTGAACGTTTCTTATTTCCTCTTTTTAAAAATGGGCTGCATCCTCTCTTATCTACACCCTTTGAGTGAAAGACACAAGAGTTTTGTTTTGTGCCTTTGCAATCGAGACCTGTGTACTTACCGTTGCACCATAGATGTGAAAGAAGATAATCTTTACCTCTTTTATCCAGACATGGAAAAGTATCTTAGGAGACGTAAGAACAACCTGGAAAATTTTACCGCTTGTGATAAATGTATGCACGCTGATTTAGAACAAGTGTTTACCAGATACCCGTTGGGTTGGAAAGAGAACGAACTCTATTTTACTACCTATGAAAGAGCCAAGTTAACCTGAGGAATGGGAAATTGCTGTTCTGGAGACCAGAAACGCTTTCTAGTTAGGTGTGCTTGTGGTAGGAAAGCACGTTACCGTTGCAAGGTTAGCAGCAAATATTTCTCTTCTCTTGATAATCTGTACAATGAGTATGCCTATCTAGAAGATTTCTGGAAAGGTTATGTCAGTGATAAACATAGAAGAGAAAACAGGTTTGTAGCCTGTAAGTATTGCATTGGTGATTATCAAGACGTGTTTACTTATTATCCACAAGGTTGGAAAGAAAGAAACTATGGTTCTTGCAACTATGAACATGCTCATCTGTAAGATTACAGGTAGTAGATGTGTTCTACAGGTAGTAGATGTGTTCTACAGGTAGTAGATGTGTTCTACAGGTAGTAGATGTGTTCTACAGGTAGTAGATGTGTTCTACAGGTAGTAGATGTGTTCTACAGGTAGTAGATG